TTATTTGAGAAATGCAAGAGCAATTTTATCGGCAATCATATTTAAATTCTTTGGCATTGCGTGACTGTATATATCGTAAGTAGTTGACACCTTTGCATGGCCTAAAACCTTTGACACGTCGGTAACAGGTACACCGGAGGCCAGCAATGTTGTGGCATAGGTATGCCGGAGGGCGTGAAAGTTTTTCGAGTTAAAAATCTTCCAATCTTCGCGTTTGCGACATTCTTCTAAAATTACTTTATATTTCTTTTTTTCACTCATCGGTTTAGCCACAAAGTTGTTAATGTCAAATTCAACAAACATTTGTAGGTGCTCCCAAAAACGGTCTGTAAAATTTCGCGGCGTGATCGGAGTGTGCAACCCGGTAACAAAAACTAGGTCGCTGTTTTCTCTCTTTTTTACGTCTTCTTTCTTTTTGTGCTTTAAATAGCTTTCATTCCATACTTTTTTATATTCGGTGAGAGCTTTCACTGTTTTTTCTGGTAAAGGGATCTTTCTTTTTCCCGCCTCTGTTTTAGGCGGCTCAAAGATGATTCCTTTTTTTTGCGTTGATTGCAAATTTTGACGTACAAAAAGAGATTTATTGTCTAAATCAATATCACGCCAGCGAATGCCTAATACCTCTCCGCGGCGCATGCCTGTAGTTATGGCCAACAACAGCGCAGGGTAGTAACGATTATCTTTTGCTGTAGTGAGCAAAAGATCAATCTCACTTTCTGTAAAAATTTCTATCTCTTCTTTAACGATTTTAGGAGGTTTAACCAGCTGTGCTACATTTGTGTTAAGATGCTTATTTATTATGGCTTGTTTCAAAGCACTGACAAGGACGCTGTGATATTTTTGGATCGATGATGCTGCATAACCTTCTTCACGCAAATCGTTGTAGAGCGACTGGATATTAAGAGGCGTTAATTTACTCAGCTGTATATTTCCTATAGTGTCAAAGTGTTCAATTGATGACTCGTTGCTTTCGTAACTGCGCTGCCGAACGCTTTGCTTGTTATAGTTATTAAGCCATAACTGCAGCCATTGTCCCAGGGTAATACCTGTTGGTTCAATGTGCTGATTGCGGCCAACAAGTAGGCGCTGTTCGTTTAACCAGTCCTTGACAACTTCTTCACTTTTAGACGCTTTTGTGAGGCGCCGACCGGCCGGAGTGGTTACCATACCACGATATAATTGCTTTTTTTCATCGAAGAAGAAGGAGCCTTCTCCGTTAGGCCGTTTATTTGACATTGTTCCACTCCCTTTCCAGTACGTATGTTCGATTAGCTGGGTGAAAGAAAAGCGGCTAGGCCGCGATAAAGACAATTAGTTTTGAATAGCCGATAATATTCCGTCATCAAAGTATAAATATTCATTCGTTCCGTAAACCCATTGATCATGATCTCCCCACGTTGTAGTCGTTGCATTGATATGTCGTGGTTCACCCTTACTCATTAGGCACATTTCTTGATTCATTCCTATATAAACTTGTTTTGATTTTATTGCTTGCCATGCTCTGTCTGACCAATCGGGATGGTCTTCATAAGGATTCGCTAAACTTACAAATAAGGATAGTACTCCAGCGTTCGACACATCAGCCGAGCTAAAACATCTGCCGTCATCTGTTTGGATAATAGCATAAACAGAATAGTCCTTTAAACCGTCATCTTGAACGGTGTTATCTATCGGGCAATCCCTGCGATAATCCAGTGAATAATGAGCTATTATTGGAGTAACTGATTTTACGATAACATGTGTTAATGGATCAAGGCGCTCAATAATGAAATTATCTTCAAGATGATGAACCCCTATTCCGCCATGCATAATCCATAATTCTTTACCAACGAGAGTTTGTAGAAAGTCGTATTCCATTTGCGCTTTGTTTAATTCTTTATTATTTAGATCAAAATCAAACTGGTCTGCAAAAGCAATAGTAGAAAAGGATACAAGCATCAAGAGAACTAAAATTACTTTTTTCATAATTCCTCCTCCGTAATAGTGTAAAGACACAGCCTGTCCCATCAGTGCTGTGTCTTTTTCTGCGGCTACTTTACTTCCAACCGTTTCGTAAAAAGTCAAGGACGTATACTTTGTCTAAATCAGAATATGTAAGGAGTTCTGCCGCAAATTGATCAGCTTCATTCTCTTTACGACTATCAGCAAAAAAAATTTGACTGCCGGGAACACAATAATTTTTATAATCAGGATGAAGAATGATATGAGCTATTTCGTGACATATAACTGCATTAATCTCCCATTCCTTTTTGAGCCGATCGTCAACAAAGATAATTTTTCTTTTTAAGATTCTACGCCAGAAGCCGTGCGCTCGCCTTGGAACTTTTGTTACTATTATTTCTATTTTTAATTGTTTTGCTATCTTATAAGGACTACAATAGCCGGATTTATTAATAAGATTTTTTACACGAATGGGAATGTTGTACAAGCAAATCACTTCCAAACAGAAAATTAATCACTCTTTTTACGTTTGTTGAGCTTTTTTGCTAGATGATACCCCTGCTCAATAGCAGATTTAATTATTTCCATATCTTCTTCACCTAGTACTTCTCCATTCATGGTTAGCGATTGTTCCTGATCAAGAAGCTTCATAAGATCCTTAGGCTTTTTAGATTGATTTTTCATTACTGATGATTTTTCATCGTTACTAAGTAAGTAATCAGTGGTGACCCCAAAATATTTTGCTAGTTTTGGTAATGTTGCAGTATCGGGGAAAGCTAGTTTCTTTTCCCACCGGCCGACTGCCTGTTGAGTAACGCCTAAAATTTCTCCGAGTTCACGTTGAGATAGTCCCTTGTTTTTACGTTCTTTTCTTATGATATCAGCAAACATAGCGCCACCTCTTTAATGTGATTATACAATTAAAAATTGTATAATAAAAACAATTAAAAATTGTATAAAAACATTGACAAACAACCTTCAATTGTTTATTATTGAGTTAAATAAAACAACTTTTAATTGTTTTTAGCGAATTGATGGAAAAGGAGGGGGACTTGTTATGAAACAAGATGTAAGAAAAGAATTAGTTAATTATCGTGGTAATAGAAAACAAAGTGAAATGGCCGAGAAGTATGGAGTTACCCAGCAAGCATGGAGTAGTTGGGAAAGGGGAATAGGTTCACCAAAACCTAGAACCATGAAACAGATAGAAATGGATTCTGGAGTATCAATGGAAATTCTCTTTTTTGATGTTTTTAACAATTTAAAGTTGTTAAAAGACGATCGTCCTTCAAATATGAAACAAACTGGCTAAAGCATTTTTAGCAGCCTGAGGAGGTGAGAAGTTGGAGATTCAGTTGGAAAAGGCCATTGAAAAACACAAGAAATTTAAAAGATACTTGGAAGCAGAATTGGGGACAGATCGTTTTAATTCTGCTGTTTCTGAAATAACAAGAATTATTAAGCAAAACGATCTATCCCCTGTTGAATTAGAAGGATTATTTAATCATCTTTTGGAGTCTCTTCTTTTTGGGGAATTAAGTGATATTTTTCAAGTGAAACGTAAACATGTTTGAAATCTACCTGAAAGAGATCGTGACTACGGCCATCTGCATGGCGACTTCTTAGATAAGCATTAAATTCTGAAACTGTTCCAAGGGCATTGCGTAGGCGTTTAGTCATTTCATCATTGAACTCTGAACCACAAAACGGGCATTCGATAGGAAGATTCTTTTCCCAGTTAGGCCAGTAAACAGGAAAGGAATTTCCGCAATTAAAACATTTTATATCTGCGTAAGTAATCATCATTATCACCTCCTTCCGTCTACGAAATTCGACGAAAGGTAGGAAGAACCTGTATTAAATTGTCAAAATGCTTGTAGTAAAGGTTACACCATTCTTTCAGTATCAATTTTGCCGTTTTCCTGTTCAAAATCTTTTATGTGGCGCAGGATGACTTGCCGCACTTGTTTACTAACAGTACGGCCTTCACAATCTGCGATATGTTTAAGCTTAAATTTATTTATCTTTTCTAGCCGGACGGTAACGATAGCAAACTCGGCTGTCATCTTTATCAACCCCCCTTATGCAGTTAGTGATTTTAATATATCACAGCCACAACTCGAATACAGGGAAGTGCATCAGAGTGCATCTCTTTGCTATTACTATTTTTTTAATCCATAGAACTGAGGTGATAGAATGCCTGAAACAGAAACAATTCTTGAATTTTCAAAGCGTATGGGATTGTCGGAAACATTAATTCGACAATACGCCAAGCAAGGATTATTACCGATTATCCCGGTCGGAAAGAAACACGTCAAAGTGCTTATTGATGGCGCAAGAGAAGCAGTACGGCAGATTGCGCAAGCACACGCCAACGAACTTGCTGCTACGATGCCAGTGCCAATTAGTAGTTATTATGTTAATGAAAATAAAGTCTATAGAGGTAGGCCCCCAGGGATTAGTCGCCATAAGCGCAGCAACGAAGGGAGGTGAAGTCATGAATTGGTTATGGAAATTTCGGTACTGGTTACTAGACAGAAAGCGCCAGCATCATAAAATAAACGCCTGGCGCGGGTATTTCGCCCGGGGAGGGCAGTGGTGAGGGTACATAAGCTTACAGATGAAGAAGAGCGTACTTGTTATTCGGTTGAAATCATACTCGCATTAATTGCATGTGTCGGAATCGTGTCCGAGCTATTAAGCAAGTAGGTATTAAAGGGAGGGAGTGATTTTATAGTAACAGAGTTTTTTGTCAGATTGGCAACCAATATTCCGACAGAAACGGAGGGGTAAATTTGGACGTTGCAATGATTTCAACTATGGTTACGCCAGACATGTTTCAGAATGTTAGCGACATGTTACAACTTGCAATAGGTTGTTGCGACAGGCCACCAAAGGCAATAGCGGCGGATATAGGCTACTCGGTAGATGCTATTTATTCAGCGCTGTCTGGATCGCGCAGTATTCCTGTGAAGGCAAGGCAAAAGCTTTCGGGGATTAACTTTATAGCAGCTGCAGCTGTGGCAATGGAAGCAACAGGATTTAAGAGACTTTTTGGCTATCAGCAGGTGGACCGGCATGTTCAGTCAATGATTATTCGGCTGAAACGCCAGGATAAAGAAATATCCGGGGTACTGAATGAATTGCCAGAAATGTTGCTAGACAAAAATTCTTATCAGGATCTTACCAGTGAAGAAGTAGAACAAATTACATTAGTTGCCTGCCGGTTAGTCGATCGGGCGAACGGTACGATCAATTTAGTCATGGAGCTAGAAACTCGCTACAAGCTAGGAATTACCGGGTACATGCAAGGCAAAGAAAAAGCCGCCTGTGTTGGTCCACAGACAGCTTTAGGGTAAAACAAAATATTCTACCAAAAGTATAGCATGCGCTGTGCTTTTGGTCAACGGAGGCGTGAATAGTGGATAAAGAGGACAAAGCAAAGTATGAATGGGGTCGCGCTTATGCTCAATTTATTAAGACGAGATATCAATACAAAAGTGTAACGATCTTGGTCGACCTAGTCGATAGTTATAAACTTATAGCTTATATATACAAGGATGCCATCAGTCTTGGAATCGCGGATCAGCTTTGGCAGTGGATATTGGAAAAGAATTATGCGCAGGCTGCATCATGAACGCGATTTATACCGGACCAGATTATTCACCTGTCAACATGAGCGAGAGTCTGAGCCCGGAAGAATGCCAGACCGTAAAATCGTTTCTTCAAGCACTTGTTAAATATAGGAGCAAGGTTAACGTCAAAGCTTCAAAATTCATGCATATTTATCGCAAGGATTTAAACGGGGCCTACTTTTCTAAAAAGAAAGTTAAGGGCACGTCATGAAATACAGCTGGCAATTAGAATGTGGTAGCTGCCATCGGCGTGGAGATAAACTAGAAGTTGTCGGTAAGATGGTTGTTTGTCATAGCTGCGCCGGCCGAATTAGACGGCAGAGAAAGAAAGTAAGGAGGATTAGCGCATGAAAGGTCATTTATCACCTATCAGCTATGATGCTACAGGCGTTGAAATAGCATCTAAGATCGTATCTCTACCAGCATCAAAAGATGACATGTTTGGTAGAAAAGAAAGCTTTGCGGTAAGTTTCGGTGACCAAGAAAGCAATGATGTGAATCTTTTTCTTACGCGGGATCAGCTGCATGCGCTGAAGCATGCAGTCGATAAGGCTTGCGGAGAATATCCATTACAAGAAACATCGTCGGCAGCATCGTGAGTTTTAAAAATTAGAGGGGGATCAATAAATGGAAAATGCATTAGCAACGGTTCAAAGAGATAACGCCTTGCTTGATATGAGTGGAGATAGCAGCGAAATGGCTATGAGGTTGGCGAATATGCAAAATAAATTGTCTTTGGTTAAAAACTTTTTTCAAAGCGTTATGGATAAAGATATTGATTTTGGAACGATCCCAGGGACGGATAAGCCAACTTTGTATAAGCCTGGTGCAGAAAAACTTTGTGAATTATATGGATATTCTCCGATCGTGAAAGTCAAAAAGGAAACCCGCGATCCTAAGACGGGATATTACCTAGCGGAAGTTACTATGCAGATTATTCACCGTACTACTGGAATGATTATTGCCGAAGGTGTCGGAGAAGCCAGCACTTACGAAAGCAAATATCGCTACCGCTGGTTGTATGAAAGTAAAGTACCTAAGGAAGTAGATAAAGACAGCCTAGTTAAACAAACCTTTACCTCCCAGGACAAAAAAAGCGAGTATGTTAAATATCGCATCGATAACGCTGATTTGATCGACCAGTGGAACACGGTGCTGAAAATGGCTAAAAAGCGAGCCTTGGTAGATGCAGTTCTTTCAGCCACGCGAAGTTCTGGAATCTTCAGCCAATCTGAAAGTGAAATGGAAGCATGGATTGAAGACGAAAATGGAGATCGTCCTAAAAAGCTGCAAAAGAAACGCGATAATCCTCATGCCTCGGATAGAAAAGAGACTTTTGATCCGCCAACAGGTGATGCCAATAAAATCAGCCAGGCACAGTACGGTAAGATCATCGGTGATGCTAAGCGCAAGGGCGTGGACGAGGCTGGCATCAAGGACATTGTTAGGTACGTAAAACACAAAGATATGAATGATTTGACCAAGGGTGAGGCTAGCGCCATGATGACCTACATTGCTAAGACGGCGGATACTGACCTTCAAGACCTTGTTTTAGAATCAAACCTTGGACCTGGTCCTAACGGTGAACAACAATGAAAATAGCACATATAGCAGACATTCATTGGGGGCTTGGTTATCCAGGCCCCACACCCCAGGCAAGGTTCGAGGATATATGCCGGGTAATGGATTGGGTAGCTGATCGGATTATTGCAGAGCAGTGCGACCTGGTGATCGTGGCCGGGGATATGTTCCGGAAGGCAGATATTAGCCTGGACAAGGCCAGCAAGGAAATCAAAGCTGCAGCTGCCTGGCTCAGGAAGATAACAGCAGCAGGTATTCAAGCTTTCGTTATTTCAGGGACGCCAAGTCATGATCCACTTAGCGCTTATGAATTACTTAAAGACTACCGAATGAAGCTGGTTACGATCGTGACAGAGCCGGATTGGTTTGACTGTGATTGGGAGGATGAAGCATTTTCATTAGTCTGCATGCCAGGCATGGACCGGTCGAACTTTGCAGCCAAGGAAGAGTTTAAGGGGCTGTCTGCCAACATGGTCCATCAAATGATGACGCAGCATCTAGAAGAGACTTGCCAAACGTTTAGGGCTGAAAGCAATTATAGCCCGGCAATCTTAGTTGGTCACTTCACCTATGATTTAGCTGACACCGGATTTGAGGACGTGCTGATGCAGAACGAGGCCATCCTCACACAGGAAGCTATAGCCGGATATGATCTGGTTGCCCTGGGGCATATTCACCGGCCCCAGCAAAACGGCGAGGTGTTCTATCCTGGCAGCCCTGAGCGGTTGAGTTTTAGCGATGAAAAGGTTGGTGCCGGGTTCTGGATTCATGAATTGATTGACGATAAATTCGAATCAGAGTTTGTTGACACTCCTGCAAGAAAATATCGCACTTTACAGCTTTCTGAGAACGATATAGCCGATTTAGTGAACGGTAACAATGATTTCGAGTACGATTATGGCTATTTTAAAGACGCTATTGTCCGGGTTACATACAAATGCTCCGAAGCTCTAAACAAACGGCTCAACAGAAGACAACTGGAAAAAGCCTTGTACGATGCCGGAGCCTTTTTTGTGACCGAGATTAAGGGCGACATTGAACGCACCGATCGTGCCAGGGATGAAGAGATTACGGAGTCACTTGGTCCGGTAGATGCCGTACGCCGGTGGGCGGCTAATCAGGAAATGCAGCAGGACGAAATAGACGAGCTGGCGGCCATGACGGCGCAGCTGATGGGGGTGGCGTGATGGATGAAATTAAGTTTTATCGTTATTCGATACCTTCTGAGGGTAGATATGGAGGATGGGGAACGTTCATCCTTGATTCAACAGGGTTTTTCGCGGCGATTACCGATTTTGGGAACTACGCTTATAGGTGGGACGCATTTGGTAAAAGAGATTTTCGGGAGTTTGTAATACAGCTTCAACATAGTTGGGATTATGTACTCGGAAAAGTCCGGCCTAATGGGAAAGAGTATGACGACGAGAAGACACTTCATGGAATTAAACGACATATTCTTGAATATCGCCGGGATGGTGGATATGATAAAGAATTTGCTCGTAGGGAATGGAATTTGCTAAGCGAAAACGAGGATTTAAATACGGAGTTCAACTTTTATGACTGGTATCAATCTACGAAAATTGAAGAAGCTTACGAATTTTGTGAAAAATCTTATGACTGTGATGCGCTGGCTTTTTCACAAATGCTAATGCCGAGATTAGCTGAAGCAATCAAGCTAGACCTTCAAAGTGAACAAGTGGAGGTGTCGGCATGAAGCCTCTACGGATTGAGATTCACGACTTCGGCGCAATCACCTATACCGTGATCGATCTAAGTAACGTTACCCTAGCGGCCATATGTGGTCCTAATGGAGCTGGAAAAAGTACAGCCTTTACCATTGCCCCTATGTTCGCCTTGTTCGGCACTACGAAGTCCGGTACCAGGGCAGACGATATGGTTCGCACCGGAACAAAGGAAGCAGGCGTCACATTCGATTTTGACCATCAAGGTGACACTTGGCGTGTGATCCGGACTCGAAGCACTAAAGGAAGCGGTAAAACTACGTTGGAGCTGCAGCTTAAATCAGGAGAACTATGGACCAGCGAATCTGGCGCCTCGATCGCGGAGACACAGAAGAAGATCATCGACCTGCTAAACCTGGACGCAGAGACATTTTCAGCCTCGAGCATGATCTTGCAGGGGAAAGCCAATGAGTTTACCTCGCGCCCAGCTGGCCAGCGCAAGGCCATATTAGCGCAAATATTACAGCTTGAACAGTACGAAACACTGCAAGAGAAGGCGAAAGGAAAAACTGATGAAACTATTTTGTCTCTGGAAAAGATTAAATCCAAGGTTGCCGATATTGACGTGCGTCTGGATGCAAAGATCTCCCTCGAGAGTGAGAAATTTATCGTAGAAATAGAAAAGGCTTGTATTGATAAATCAATAAAAATCCAAGAAGTAGATTTGCAGAGTGCCCAGGTGGATCATAATGTATTGCTGGCCAAGCTGCAGCAGGCGGATGAAATTGATAAACGTGCTAAAGGCCTACGGCTTGATGTTGGTGTCAAGGCATTAGAACGTGATCAGCAGCAGGCGCGGCTATTAGCAGCCAATAAGTTGCTTGGCCAGGAGAAAAACATTATAGACCAGGCAGTTGCCTATGAACAGGCTAGGGAGCAGGTTATTGTCCTAAGGACCAAAAAAGATCAGCAGGATTCGCTTTATGAAGAAGGTAGGCGATTGAAGGATTCTTTTAATACAATTGAGGCTTCACTAGTTCTTATTGTTCCCGACATTGCTTCTAAGGAGAAACTGCTCGCCGATCGATCACGATTAGAGAAGGCGTCACTGGATTATAAGAATACGCTGGTCAATCTGGAAAAGCTGGATTTGCAGCATAAAGAATACATTCAGCTTTCGGCGCTCCTAACGGAACGACAAAATGACCTACATAATGCTCAATCTCAGTTTGAAAATGATAGGGAAGCGAAAATATTAGAAATTGATCTTTTGAAAAGTAAATCAGCAATGTTGGCCAGTGCTAATTGTGTTGATATCGAAAATGCTAAATGCCGATTCTTAGCTGATGCAAAAGCAGCCAAGGGAAAGATTCCTGGCTTAACGCAGGCGCTTAGTACCTGGGTAGCTGAGCAAGAGCAATCTATCATAATTTTAACTGAATTTGCTGCTGCAGCTCAGAAGGCGATTGATAAAAACGGCTACAATCAAGCAGAACATACCGAGAAAATATTATTGAGTAGAAAACTTAAACCCGATGCGGATCAATTTTCTCTGTTATCCGGTTTGATAGAGCTCCTTAAAAATCTTAAAGCCCAACGTACTGACCTACTATCACGTCGGGCTGACATTGATACCAGACTGCAGTCGATACGGCATCAGTACAAAGATCTTAGCGAGGGTGTTAAGCTTCTTCCGGAACTCGAAGCAAAACTGCTGCAGCTTGAACCATATCTGAAACAGAAAGAGCGGCTGCCGGCCGCAAAAGAAATTGCTAAGACGGCACAGGAAACGATCGATAAATTAGCCTCTGAGATTGAGAAGGCAACTGCCCAGGCGGTGGAGCTGGAAAAGGAATACGCGGCGCTGATCGGTGACTCCAAGAGCCTCGAAGCAGCAGCTGCAGCTAAAGTCAAAACCGCCCAGGACGCGCTGAAACAATCGCGGGACAAGCAAACTATCCTGGTTGCTAAGATGGGCGGCATACAGTCTAAGCTGGACGGCTTAGCACAAGATGAAGAGCAGCGCAAGCTTCTAGTTGCTGAAATGGATCCGCTGGCCAAAGAATTAACGCGCTGGCAGAAGCTAGTGAAAGCATTCGGGAGGAACGGTATTCCGGCTTTGATCATTGAGAATGCGGTACCAGAGCTTGAAAGAATCGCGAATGATATTCTTGGCCAGATGACCGGCGGAAAGAACTTTCTCAAATTTGAGACACAGAAAGAGCTTAAGAGCCGGTCTGGTATGGCTGAGACATTAGATATCATCGTTGGCGATTGGGCCGGGGAGCGGATCTATGAGACTTTCAGCGGTGGTGAGCAGCTACGCATAGACTTTGCAATTCGTTTCGCCCTGGCTGAATTGTTGGCGAGACGCGCCGGTGCAAAGGTGGACTGGCTGACGATCGATGAAGGTTTTGGCAGTCAGTCAGAAGAGTACCTTCCCGCTGTGATCGATGCGGTCAAGAGTGTGGCCAGTAGGTTCGGCATGGTCCTGGTCATCAGCCATGTAAAGGCAGTACAAGAAGCCTTTGAGCAGCAGATTATATTTAAACCATCAACTGATGATGATCCGGTGGAGGTGCTTGTGGCATGAAAAACAAATTTTTCGATCTAAATAATCATCTTTTCGCTCAACTCGAAAGACTTGGTGATGAGGAGTTAACCGGTGATAAACTTGTCGAAGAGATTAGCAGAGCGAAATCCGTGGCAGATGTTGCTCAACAAATAATAGCAAACGGAAGCTTGGTATTAAAAGCAGAAACATTTAGACATGAGTACGGGATTGATATTAAAAACGAGGATAGTAAAAAAATACCTCCCATGTTGAGGGCGTCATTCCTCGAGGAGTAACTATGAACAAAAAATATACGGCGGAACAAATCCAATATATCGCGGCCAATATAACCGGCCGAAGATTCACGGAATTGACCGCAATGTTCAATGACCGTTTTGGACTTAACATCAGCAAATCTGCAATGGTTTCATTGTCGGATAGTCATGGGCTTCATAACGGACGTGATTGCCGCTTCAATATAGGCTATGAACCTACTCAATTTAGAAAAGGCATGACCCCTTGGAACAAAGGGAAAAAAAGAACTGGTGGCTATGAACCAACGCAATTTAAGAAAGGCAATAAACCGGCGAATTATAAGCCAGTAGGAACCGAGCGAACGAATACTGATGGATATGTGGAGATAAAGATTGCCGACCCTAGCAAGTGGAAGGGAAAGCACATCATTATTTGGGAAGAAGCTAACGGGGCGATACCTAAGGGGCATGTGCTACTTTTCGCCGATAAGAATCAACAAAATGTCACTTTAGAAAATTTGTTACTAATCTCTAGGCGGGAGTTAGCCGTCATGAATAAGCGGGGTCTTATATCCAGCAATGCGGAATTTACTAAAATCGGTGTTTCGATTGCGGACATTCATTTAAAAATAGGAGAACGAAAGAGAAAATCATCTTAAATTTTGAAAAAGGATGTGCTTGTGGCATGAAATGCATGCCCTGTATTACAACGAGAACCAATTGCTTAGTTTGTGGTATGGACGGAATAGTAAAAGGCTATAAATCCCCTATGGTATCAATGAAATGCCCAGGTTGCGGTAAAGAGTGGCGAACTATATCAGCCATGTGCCAAAAATGCAAGATGCCTAGCGGATCACCTTATCTTGGAGAATGCAAATATTGTAACTCAATGGTAGGTGAAGCGCTGTGAGTGAAGAGACGCGATGTGGCCGGTGCAAGCGAGTTTTAACAGATCCAAAGAGTGTAAAGCGTGGTTATGGTCATTACTGTTACAAAAAGGAAATACAGCGGCGTGAGTATCTTAAAATACAAACGACTCTGCCGTTGAAAGAACCAAGCCAAGCGTTTCATGCTTATGCGTGTAGTTGAACTAAGTATGCTGCCCCGCATGGTCTGTCAGTGTAGCCGTGGGGCGGCAAACATTTTTACATTAAATGCTGAAATGAGTTGATTTAGTGAACTATCTTGCGGAAATAGTGGTGTTCTCCGAATGGAAGGAAGTGAACCCGTTACCTGCCAGTGCAATTGCCTTATGGTATGAACTAATGGCCATTTGCAATAAGACTGGATGGCGACAGGAATTCACTGTTGCAAACGGACTGCTACAGGCTAAATGTAGCCTTAGCCGAAAAGAATTTGACCATGCCCGCAGCGTTCTGATCAACTTTGGCCGGATTCGATATAAAAAATCCGACAGAGTAAATCAAGCTGGTAAGTACTCGTTAATCTCGATTGTTCAAAAAGGACAACAGGAGGTACAACAGCAGGGGCAACAAGAGGTACAACGGAAGGCACACACAGCGGATAACGCAGGGGGCACATTATTTAAACCTAAACCTGAACTTGAACTTAAACCTAAAAATATAAAAAACAACGCGGGTGTGCGCGAGGACGAAAAAACTGTGGATAACTTTGCTGTGTGTCCGAAATGTGAAGGCAAGGGATTCTATTACGCTGAGGTGCCATACAACAACGGCATGGATACAAAGACGATGGCGGTTGACTGTGATTGCAAAAAGAAAAGGCCAGCTTGGGCTGATCGGATAGGGGCGATGTAATGCGGTTAAGCGAACGAGACTACACCAATTTGACCAGCGGTACCAAAAGCAAGAAGCCTGCAGGCCCTAAGGAAACGGACATACAAAATGCCATGCGTGATTATCTTCGCATGTTCGGTTGGTTCGTGATCCGGCATCAGCAAGGGCTTGGCTGCCATAAGGGGCTGAGTGATCTGACGGCCATAAAGGACGGCTGGACCGTGTATGTGGAGGCAAAGACCGGTAAGGGGACGCTGTCGGAAGATCAGAAGGGCTTCCGTGATGAAATTACGGCGAACGGCGGTACCTATGTGATCGGGCGTTGCATTGAAGATGTGAAGTTCTTGTGCCAGGACAATGTAGAGTTGCTGCGGATTCGATGGTGCGGCAAGTGTGTAGGGAGGGAGTGAGAAACAATGTCAATGGTGACTGTTGATGTCGATGTAGACTTAGGTGATTTTGACGATGACGATTTGCTAGCAGAGGTTAAAGAGCGTGGATTATTAAATAATCCTGATTCTTCAGCTGATCTAGTCGAAATAGCTAAGGAAAACAGCATTGCAACTGTGATTGAGATTGGAGTTTGTGAGGCTTACGAGATTGTAATAGGCGGGAAAACGGCCTTTAACAGTAGTGGCAGAGCCACAATTATTATTCTTGATGGTGAGTAAGTTTACATAATGTATTTTAACGTAGCGTGGTTATGAATTGTTATGGTTTCGCGCATGCGTGTATAAGGGAGGATTGAAGATGGGGCAGGCGACTCAAAAGCAGATTGAATTTGCCCAGAATCTTATTAGCCAGCTTGGCTATGATGCTGACGACTACGATTTTGACAGGATGAGCTTTGGCGAGGTATCGACGCTGATCGATGAATTAAAGGCTGAACGCGGGGAGTAAAGCCTAAAACAACTCAAACAAAAGGGGAGAGGTTAAAATGAGTCAATCGACAATGGAAATGACTATGAGAAATGAGAAGAAGTATTCTTTCGTGCTTGATTCCAAGATAGCGGAGGCGGTGGCTGAGCATCATCAAGACGGTGGCGTGTTCTTTAGCATCGAAGGCAAAAATGCATTCTCAGTTGATTTTAAAAGCGTGATGGCTATTAGAGTATTCCCAACGTCAATCAGAACGGTACCAGGACCAACTAGCCAGCCATATGTTAGTCCACCACCATATATTCACCCACCTGTGCCGCAGCCACCTGAACGCAAACATGAATTTCCGGCTGCAGCGCCTGCTGGCCTTGATGATCAAGACAAGCCTAAGGAACTATACAAAATCGAATGCAAGTGCGGGGCAACTTATTTTGCCAAGATGTTTGCTGATACCGAAAGATGCAAGTGCCGAGAATGTGGCGAGCGCGTCTATGTTGATAAATTTGCGCCTAAAGGGACCGGCGATAATAACCAGGTAGCAACACTGGCCACTAATCGGTATCGGGTAGCTTTTGCGGATACTGCTACTACTGTGGAGATCGAGCAGCCATGACCATAGCGGAAAACATTGTAATGCTAACGGAAGCCATAGACGAATGCGCCCAGGCCGAGCAGTCGGCGGTGACTGAGCTCAGCCGAGCCAAACACCGGAAGATGCGTGAGTGGCTGGAAGAACTGGCCGATCGAAGGGCGCTGCTATGATTCCTTGGTGGATAGCAATATTAGCCCTACTTTCAGGATTAACGGTCGGATGCATTGTAACGGCCATATTTGCAGCACATAAGAACTGCGACAATCACGCGCTGCTCTATAAACTATGGGCTGGCGAGGAGGATAAGCCATGATCCCATGCACAGTACGCCAAGCGACAGCGCAGGAGCTGGCCGAGGCAGACAAGCTGCCGAAGCCAAAGAAGCAGCCGTATTATGACCGGAGCCAGGTATTCAGGCGCGGCAATAAGGGGCATATGAAGACAGCCGGAAGCGGCTGGCAATCTAGATAAAATATGAGGGGGATTAATTATCATGGGACAGTCAAAGACACTTGCTTTAAAGGCGGCACAATTTCGCCTCAAACAGGCCGAGGAATTAATCAACAAGCAAAATGAGGATGTCATTGTAGTACAGAAGCAGCTTTACGAATTGAGGATCGCATTTACATTTGCGCTTCAACGGCTTGGCGGTAAATTTCGCATAAGTCCAAATCAAGTGATACCCAGTGGGGAAATAAAGATCGATAGTGACCCCAAGAATGGTGATACAGTATTTTATATTGTCGAGCGTGACGAAAAGGGGATTCCGATTGTTGGCGGCGCGAAGAAGTCTATTATATTGGGTTAGCATAGAGGGCGGATAACACCGCCCTATCGCCATGTATGGGGAGGGGTTTAGGGATGACAGCAGTAAGAGCAGATAAGATAATAAACGTAGAAAAATTAATAGAGCAGGCGGTCAAGAAGGCAGTTAATGTTACCTTTATGCTTGGTGCTGAAAGGGCTAAGCGCGAAGTGAAGGACGTATTCAAACAGACCGAGATCAGGTTGTACGCCTATCCAGAATTAAAACGAAATATTGAAAAGTATAAGCTTGATATTCAAGATCTTTACCGTGAAGGATCAAGCGGTAAATCTAAAGACCTGGTATTTTTTAGCACCCAGGGCGGTGGAATACGGCTTACTGACGATGAGATCCAGGAAGCTAGGGTTATGGTACTGCAGAAAAAGATTTATCGCGACCAAGCGGAAATAGATGAAATTGACTATGCACTGCAAGCGGTGGAGAACGATGAATATTATTCGATTATCCGAATGCGGTACTTTGAAGAGCAGAGTGATGAGGAGATCGCAGTCATTGTCGGATGCGATCCAAGGACAATCAGAAGAAATAAAAGTCGTTTAGTACATAGGATTGCGGTTAAATTATATGGAGCAGAAGCAGTCGGTTGATGTCCTTTTGCTGTGTCCAAAAGATGTCCTTTTAATGTGTCCAAATAGGTGTTATACTCAAATTACGATAGAAAAATTATGAGCCGCCGAAAGGGCGGCTTTTTTGTTGTAAAATATGCCAAAAATTATTCCAGTAATTCAATTGAAATTATTCCGAATTTTATTCCTGTATTACCAGGTGGACGAAATTGTCCGAATTGATACAGTTCGCGTCCACCTATAAACTCAATAAAATCAAGCCTTTGTGGTATCACTGGACGAACTTGTCCGGATGATGCCACTTTTTAATACACCAAATGAGGTGATGCATATGCTTGTGCAATGCTTAAATAAAGGCTGCGCTGTTAACGATGTAGGCCGATGGTGTGGCCGTCAAGATACCAAACAGGCCGAAACATGCAGGGACCGGATCAAGGAAGCAAAGTGCAGAAGAAAGTCGGCGTCAAAGTAGCTTAGTAAATAAGTTCGGAGGTGGTGACTTGTGTAAATGTCAAACCATGAGCTGGCCGAGAAAGATTATATTCTTGGAATGTCATTTGCAGACATAGCCAAAAAGTATGGAGTCGCTGTTCCAACTGCAAAATCTTGGAAGCAAAGATACGGTTGGTCGCGTGATAAAACCGCTAAAAAGAATGCATCCTTTGCATCCCCTAAAAACAAAAAAGGATGCATCCCTAAAAATAGAGGCAAACCTGAACCGGAGCCGGATCCCGAAGAGGAGCTGTCCGATCAAGAAATTCTGTTTTGCCATTATCATGTTCAAAGCCATAATGCCACACAAGCAGCGCTTAAGGCTGGGTATGGAAAAGGAAATAAGGTCAGTGCTCAAGTGATTGGAAGCCGCTTGTACAGTCGCCAACGTATAAAAAAAGAAATTGAACGTTTGAGAGAATTGATTCTGCAAGATGTGCAATTCGATATTCGAGATCTCCTTGCTTTCTGTATGAAGGTCGTTGGTGCAGATATCGGCGATTATCTCAGATTTGGTGCCGTTGATAAGCTAGTTTATGATGACAACGGTCCTATCAAAGATCCGGACACTGGCGAATATTTAAAAGAACCGGTAAACTGTATTTCCCTTGGAGAGAGCGAAATGCTTGATACTTCAGTAATTTCCGAGGTTAAGCAGGGTAAAGATGGTATTAGTATCAAGCTGGCAGATAAGAAATGGGCATGGGAGCAGCTGAGAAAGCACTTTGATTGGCTTCCGGATCAGTGGCAGCGCAAGGTTGAAGGTGAGCGGCTTGACATTGAACGACGAAAAGTCGAAGCTGTCGAGAAGAAAAATGGCAACGATATGTTACCCGACGGTGAAGAGGGACTTAAAATCATAGTTGATTATGGTGATAACGGAAGTGGCGACGATGGCTGAGGTAGTCGTCAAATTTAATCCGATATTCCGAGCGGTAAATAAATGCCGAAAGCGGTACCGGGTTCTTAAAGGATCGGCTGGTTCTGGAAAGAGCGTTGATATTGCTCAGGATTATATTATCAAGCTAATGGACCCGAAATACAAAGGTGCGAATCTGTTAGCGATAAGGAAAGTCGAAGGTAGTAATAAGGATTCGACTTTTGCCGAGTTAACAGCGGCCGTACATCGCATATGTGGTGATAAAGCTGAACTGTATTGGAAAACCACTTTAAGCCCACTGCGGATGACTTGTAAGATTACAGGCAACGAAATAATATTTCGCGGCATGAATGATGAACGCCAGCGTGAAAAAGTCAAGTCAATCAACTTTAGCCATGGAAAGCTAGTTTGGATCTGGATTGAAGAGGCGACCGAGCTAACTGAAGCTGACATTGATATTCTTGATGACCGGCTCCGTGGTATACTCGACAATTCAAACTTATATTATCAGATGACGCTTACCTTTAACCCTGTATCGGCTACACACTATATCAAAGCCAAATACTTTGATATAGAACACCCGGACATAATGACTCATCACTCAACCTACCTGGACAACCGCTTTATCGATGAGGCTTACCACCGACGCATGATGATGCGTAAAGAGCGAGATCCGGAAGGCTACACTGTATATGGACTTGGAAATTGGGGCGAAACTGGTGGCTTAATTCTGCATAACTACTACGTGCATGAGTTTGACACAAGTTTCATCCGGTTTGATTCCATGGTAATATCTCAGGATTTTGGCTTCAATCATGCGAATGCAATTCTCAATGTCGGCTTTAAAGACAGTGAGCTTTTTGTTTGCGATGAAATTTATGTGTTTGAAATGGATTCCAACGAAATTATCAGATTGGCTGAATCAAAAAAGCTCAGTAAAGAACTGATGATGTATTGCGATTCCGCCGAGCCTGACAGGATACAAATGTGGTCAAAGGCTGGCTATCGCGCTTACCCGGTAAAGAAAGAGCCTGGAAGCGTCAAGGCTCAGATTGACTACTTGAAGCAACATAAGATCCACATTCACCCGCGTTGCGTCAACACGATCAAAGAGGCGCAGCAATGGAAGTGGAAAAAGGATTCTAAAACAGGCTTGTATCTTGATGAACCAGTTGAATTTTTTGACGATGCTATGGCGGCTTTAAGGTATTGCATAGAACCGTATCGACGCTGTGATACTGGATGGCTTGACTTCGCTAACGAAGAACTTGAAAAGATAAAGGCCGCACAGCAGAAAGGAGTCAGGTAAATGTCTAACCCGTTTGCAGCAGTAATAACAAACGCATATCACAGTCTAAAAGATACGGCTATGGATTGGTTTTCACCGTCTAAGCCGATCGATCCGACAGCGCCACCTGGTACACAGCCGCGGACTATGGAATACCCGCCTGGATACAACCTTAACGTTTGGCCTAGAGCCTATGAAGACATAGACTTTAATACGTTGCGGACACTGGCCGACAACTGCGATATCCTGAGAATTGGCCTTGAAACCTGCAAAGATCAGATTGAGGTATTAGAATGGTGCGTTGGGCCGATTAAGCGGCAGAACATGAAGCCTGTCGATATCAAGGATGCCACAGCAAAAAATCAGGCAAACATTGAAAAAGCATATAAATTATTAATGAATCCGGATCCTGCAAATGGTCTGTCATGGAAGAGATCAATTCGTAAACTACTTGAAGATATGATGGTACTTGATGCACCGGCTGTCGAAGTTATCAGGAATCGTGGTGGCGAGGTATGTAGGCTTAAGGTTATTGATGGTGCCACGATCATGCCGAAGATTGATATTAATGGCGATAGACCACAGCCGCCGGATCCGGCCTATCAGCAAATCTTGTACGGCATGCCAGCTGTCAATCTCACGACCGAGCAGCTGATATATTTGCCGCGTAATCCTCGCAGCAATCATGTGTACGGCTATGGATATGTTGAGCAGATCATAGATACCATTGACATAGCCATACGCAGGCAGTTATATATCATAGGATTTTTCACTGATGGATCAATTCCGGAAACCGCGTTCTGTGCGCCGGAAACTTGGGGAAAAGATCAGATCCAACAATTTCAGGCATACTGGGATGCGATGTTCGAGGGTGATCAAAATCTAAAGCGTAAAGGCAGATGGATTCCGTCAGGCGTTAAGCCCGTGCAGCTTAAGAGTCCAGAGTTAAAAGCTGAAATTGACGAATGGATTGCTCGCGTAGTTATGGCCGTGCTGTCATTGCCTGCAACTCAATTTGTTAAGCAAATGAATCGTTCAACCTCAGAAACATTGCAGGAGTCAGCACAGCGCGAAGGTAACGGGCCGCGTATGGCCTATGTGAAAGAATTTTTTGATTTAGTCCTGCAGGTGTATTGCGGGTGGACTGAAATTGAATTCCAATGGGTTGATGAATCAGCCGTTTCACCACTTGAAAAAGCTCAGATTGACCAGATATATGTGACCTGCAAAGTGTTGGATCCGGACGAAATTCGTGAAGACTTGGGCCGTGATCCTCTGACACCTGAGCAACAAGAGAAAATGAATCCTGCTCCACCGCCTATGATGCAAAGCGGTGAAGTGGACGAGAATGGTAAACCTGTAGCACCTGGGCAACAAAAACCAGCAGCGCAACCACAGGTAGCCAAGCCAACTGACAAAATTACCAAGATTGAAAATATTGATTTAGAAGCACTCGCTGATCTGATGGCAGAGCGAATTACCAAAACTCAAAAAAAAAAGTCTTTGATCCGCTGCCGAGAGACACAACTGTATTAAACAATTTCCAAGATGATATGCAAAAACTCATCGAGGAAATATTTGCTCAGTTCTCACTCGATACAGCGCAACAGATTATTGCGGCAATACAAGAAATCGGCGCGACTGCCGATGTAAGCGAAATCCTAGCTAAGCTCAACTTTGACGGTTGGGCTATTTTATTTGATGATATGCAGCCACTATTGGAACAGATAGCACAATATAGCGGTGCAAGAGCTTTAACGCAAGTTGAAATCAGCGATGTGGATATTACCAAACTGGTTAATGAGGATGCTGTCGCCTGGTCGCAATTTAGAGCCGCTGAGATGGTTGGTAAGAAATATGTTGCCGGTGAACTAGTTGATAATCCTAATGCTGAGTGGGCTATTACTGATAGTACAAGAACGTATCTCAGAAGCGCTGTCACTGATGCAATGGAAGAAGGTTGGTCAAACGACAAGCTGGCGAAAGAGATTGCCGATAATGCAGCATTTAGCAAAAATCGATCATTGCTGATTGCACGGACCGAAACCGCCTTTGCTGATTGTAATGGTAGGCTGTTAGGCTATAAGCGATCAGGGTTGCCACTAAAAAAAGAATGGATCTTGGCCGACACTCACGATGATGACGACGAATGTGACGATAATGTGGACGCCGGTGCCATTGATCTTGATGAGGAATTTCCTAGCGGCGATATTGTTCCGCCTGGGCATCCGCGGTGTCTGTGCGACTATACAGTGTCGATGGTTGCAGAAGATGACGATGAAAGCGAGGACGAAGAATGAATGGTCATAAATTAACCGGACAATGCAAGATGTGTGGTATGTGCTGCAAGGCTTTGTCACTGAAATTCGACAAGGAATACATAATTAACCACTATACTAAAGATTTACGGCGTGAGAAAGGAAAAGGCGGCGACTTAGAATTTTGTTATAAAAACTTAGTGCAAATAAGTCAGAAAGAAGCTTTTCGAATTAATCCACACTTGGAAAAATGGATGGATAAAGATACCGATAGATTTTTCTTTCGTTGCCGCAAATTTAATGAGACGACAAATCTTTGCTCTGACCATGACAATAGGCCGAGAATGTGTAGCCATTTTCCTTGGTACGATCATCCACCTAATGCTACTGAGCTTTTATATTCGCCGGATTGCGGTTACAAAGTTGATCAGGAGCAGTTAGCGATGGAGGAGGATAATGGAAAATGAGCAACTCGTGGCAATATACTACTGATGGTACCCCGATAACCACTACCGCATTAACGCAAATGAAAACAGCAGCCGGTGACAATCTTCTTGGCCTTCGGCATTATTTAACGGGGCTACAGTATCAGAATACGAATGCGACTGCAACTTTGGTGCAAATCCTTGATGGATCAAGTGTTATATGGGAAGGAAATGCACCCGCAAGCATGGCGCAACCGGCAGTAATATCCTTTACAACGCCTTTACGTGGCTCTCCTAATACCAATATAAACATACAGGCGGGTACGACGGGCGCGAATCTGCTTGTAAACGCTCAGGGGTTCTATTCGATTTAAGGAGGTTATCATGGGAAAGGTTAGTATATTTATACCAATTCGTAAGGTCGATGAAGAGCAGCGCCTTGTGTATGGTGTAGCATCCCGCGAGGAACTTGATAAAACAAATGAAATATTTGATTATGAAGCATCCAAGCCATATATAAAAGCATGGTCAGACAGTTTTGCTAACACAACCAAGGCCGCCGGTCAGGATATTAGTTACGGAAACCTTCGGGCAATGCATAGGCCAGTTAGTGCAGGAAAGCTAAATGAGCCTGTTGCTTTTCATGATCAGGATAAAGCCGTCAGTGTATGCGCCAAAGTTGTGGATGATGGCGAATGGCAGAAAGTTCTTAACGGTGTTTATACCGGGTTTAGCTTTGGTGGAAAGACAGTAGGAGCGAAAACTCCTGACCCGAATCTTGGTGGCATGCGCTATACACTAAATCCTAATGAATTATCCCTGGCTGATTCGCCTTGTGTGAAGTCGGCTATTTTTTATGATGTATTGAAGATTGACGGCACGACTGAGACAAGGCAGCACAAGTCAGTCCAAGAAGGGGGTGAACAAATTTTGAAAAATGGAATCCCGATTAAAAAAGGGATGTATGGTGTGAAAACTCTTGCTGGACTGTTATCTGATATTAACTATCTGCAGCAGGATACCGAGTGGGAAGCCGAATATGAAGGCGATGGCAGCACATTACCGGTTAAGCTCAAGGCATGGCTAAAAGAGGGCGGTGATATTCTAATCGCCATGGTTGGCGAGGAGACTGCTGAACTCGTTGGAGTTGATCCCAATATTGATCCTGACAATGTTGTGGCAGCTGTAGCTCCCACCGGCGATATCGCTAAAGCTGGAAAACGTAACAACAAAAGCGATCAAGCAAAAATCCAGACTGTCCATGATCATGCTGTCGATCTTGGTGCAGAATGCAAGTGTCAAAAATGCGGCAGTATGACTTCCAAAGTCGAACTTGCCGCTACTATCCAAAAAACCGGAGGTGAAGAAGAAATGACCGAAGTAGAAATCAATAAAATTACTGGCGATGTTAGCACGAACATTGCCAAGATCATGGGTGAAACTATCGCTAAAACTGTAGGTGATGCGTTAAAGCCACTAGAAGAACGCCTTGCTAAAGTTGAAGCGCAGCCTTTGCCGCCTGTAACTAAAAGCAGTGTGGTTATTAGTAAACAAGTTGACAGCGGTATTGTTACTGACACTGATGATGTTATCGCCAAAGTTGACGATTTGATGGATGAAATTCAAAATGCAGTTCCTGGATTAAGAGCCTACTAATGGGGGCTCTTCATTCTTAGATAATAAGGAGGATACAAAGTGAACGTTACTATTGAAAATTACAACGGGCTTTATGGCATGACTCGCGGTCGTGAGAAACGCGCTCATGCAGTATTTAAAACATTGCTTCACCATACCCGCGGGCGCGAAGATGAAATTCGCAAGGTTACCACCCAGGGCTTGACTACTGGTTCAGGCTTGGTCTACTACGATCTGCAAGCGGGAGCAAAACTACTGTACCCAATCTTGACACCTTGGAGGAATGAAATTCCACGTGTCAAAGGAAAGGGCGGCACTGCAACTCACTGGTTGTCTGTCACTGGTGTTAACACGGCCAATACGGATATCGGCGTAAGCGAAGGCAATCGCAATGCTGTTATGAGTACTACTACTCAGCCATATATGGCGACATACGGGACAATTGGTCTTGAAAATAACATTACCTATGAAGAAGATGAATCGGCCGAAAACTTTGATGATGCTAAGGCTCTTGGATCTCGAAATTTACTGCAAGCTACGATGCAGTGGGAAGAATATGCCATTGTTGGTGGCAATGCCTCGGTTCCGTTAGGAAAAACGCCTACCCCGGTTCTAGCAGGGAGCACGACTGGCGGAACTTTACCAGCAGCTACCTACTCTGTTATTTGCGTAGCTCAAAGTTATGATGGATGGAGGACTGGATCTGTCGCTAATGGTGTCCGCAGCAAGATCACAAGGACAAATGCAGATTCGTCGGTTGATTGCTATGGCGGCGGTTCGGCACCAAACTCCACGAATGCCACTGTTACCACTACTGGAAGCACTGGCTCTATCGGCGCGACCGTAGCCAACGTGGCAAATGCGGTTGCGTACGCCTGGTTCTGGGGAGCAGTTGGCAGTGAAAAATTGGGAGCTATTACTACGATCAATAGCTGTCTGATTACAGCGGTAGCCACTGGATCACAGTTAGCTTCTAGTCTTGACCAAACCGCCGATTGGTCTACGAATGCATTGCTGTTCGATGGGGTTATGACTCAAATCAACTATCCTAACAGTGGCTCCTTAGTTAATTACCAGGCTACTGGTACAGCAGGTGTAGGTACTCCGCTAACTTCGGACGGTGCTGGTGGCATCGTGGAAATAAACGCTGACTTGAAAGCTTTTTGGGATAGCTACCGGATTAGCATTGATGAAATCGGTGTAAGCTCTCAGGAACTAGTCAATATTACGGACAAAGTTATTGCTGCTGGCGGTACTCCTTTATTCAGGTTTAACATTGATGCACAGAAAGGACAGCCCGAGGATGTAACTGTTACTGCCGGGGCAATCGTTGGAGCTTATTTGAATAAATTTAGCCTTGAAGGTGGCAAGTTGATCCCAGTGCGCCTGCATCCTAATATCCCGCCAGGTACGATCGTTTATCGTAAGAAAACTAATCCTTACCCCCAATCCAACGTCTCCAATATTTGTGAGATTCGTTACCTCCGTGATTACTATCAAATCGCTTGGCCTCCGCGTACCAGAAAGTATGAGTATGGTATCTACTCGCGCCAAGTAATGCCGATTTACTTCTTGCCCGGTTTTGGCATGCGGACGAATATCGCCAATGGCTAAATCGGCGAAGAAGTTGCGACCCAAACGGATTAAACGGATTAAGCAGCATCCGAGATAGGGAAGGAAGTGACAACATGTTTTTAAAAGCTCCAAAAGGTTGTGAATCTTGCTCGGTAGCAGGAAAAGAGTATCAGATTTTAAATGGCGTGGTTGAGGTGGCAAATGAGTTGCATCATTTGCTGCTTCCCCATGGCTTTATTATTACGGATGCACCGATACCGGAACCGCCTAAAGAAGATGTGCTTAAGGAAGATCCACCGAAAGGACCTGAAACACCGCCCGAAACGGATGATGCCAAAGGTAAAAAGGCCAAGGGGGAATAATCCATGGCTGCTGGTGATTTCACCACATTAACCAATCTCAAACAGTATCTACCGATACCCACAGCGAATACGAATGATGACGCGCTCTTGTCGAGAATGATCTCGGCGGGGAGCGCGTTTATCGTTTCATTCCTGAAGCGGGACATTGTCCAGGCGGAATATACTGATCTGCTCAACGGTAACGGCTCAAATAGGATGTTCATGCGTCAGTATCCAGTGACTGCAGTATCGGCACTGACCATACATGGCAGGACAATTCCGCCTAGTCCGCAACCAGGAGTGCGGCCGGGGTATTGGAATGACAATAATATGCTTTATCTACAAGAATATTGTTTTCCGCTTGGATTCGGCAATGTCAGTGTGAGTTATACCGCAGGCTATGCGATAATTCCGCTCGATCTTGAACAAGTCTGCATTGAACTTGTTATGAATAAGTACTTGCGTCGTGACCGCATGGGCCAGGATAGCAAATCTGTAGGCGGTGAGGTAGTAAGCTTTAGTAAGGTAGACCTATCAATCGACCACACGGAATTGCTTGAAAAATACACCTGCGTGGTACCGGCATGGTAAGCGCTACGATTATCGGCGATGACAAAATCAATGCCAAACTCACAGCACTGCCGGACAAGATCATACCTGCTGTAGCGGCTAGGGTGCAAGCTGCAGCTTACCAACTTGAAAGCGACGTCAAGACACAAAAACTCAGTGGCCAGGCTTTACATGTCAGAAGTGGTCGACTAAGACGTAGCATTCATGCAAATGACGTTAAGGTCAGTGATAGCAAGATCAGCACCACAGTAGGCACTAACGTTGAATATGCAGCTAGGCACGAATACGGTTTTAAGGGTACTGAAGATGTTAAGGCGCATACCAGGCGCATTACTCAGGCATGGGGAAAGCAACTCCGCGAGCCACTTACCATCAACGTGCGACCTTTTAGCAGGAAAGTCGATTATCAAGAACATTCGTTTCTACGATCGCAATTACGAGAAGACGCTCAGATGATTCGCGATCAGATTCATCTTGGTGTCGAAGAGGGGTTGAAACTATGATACGCGAGCCTATTTATGCAGCGCTTTTTGCACTCACTCAAAATATTCCTGACATTGTGACAACCGGTCGGACGTTGAAACATTACGATGATGTGCCTCAAGCGCAGCAACCGGCTATATTCCAGCGCCAACTTGACCAGACGGCACAGGTTAAGCCAGGAACGCCGACAAAATGGGAGCTTGCAGCCGAATGGTACATCTACGTAAATGAAGGTACTCAGCCGGGTGTTGATTCCTGTAGCCTACTAAATCCCATACTTGATGCCTTAGAAGCGGCATTAGCCCCTAACTGGCAGGGGTATAACACCCTGGGCGGTTTGGTCTTCGATTGCAAGCTCGGTGGCAAAATGGAGATTTACGAAGGTGTGAACGGTGGTCCTCAAAGTATGGCTATTGTGCCGATAAAGATTATTGTAATTAATCCTAATTAAGGGGGGATACCTGTGGAAGAATTTCAGGACGAAGATGTCAAAGAAGAAGTCAAAACGGCAGAAATCAAGGAAGCGGTTAAGACTGAATCCGAAGTTAAACAGCATCCCATCGAGGCCGTAATTGATGCCTGGTTTATTGAGTGCATTCACGATTCACCAGCAAGCCGAGATACACAAATTTTTAACCACGTCATGGATGCAAAAGAACGGCTTAAAGCAAAGATAAAGGGGGTGCTGGACAGTGACGGGCAACACATATAATTTTGGCGCAGGAAGCTTCTTTGCTATACCTGCGGGTTCTTCGACGCCGATTAGGTTTGGTTCTCTGCAGGAATCAAGTGTTGATTTTTCTGCAAGTTTAAAAGAAGCTGTCGGTCAATATCAGTACGCGCTGGCAATTGGGCGCGGTCAGATCAAAGTCACTGGCAAGGCGAAGCAACTACAGATATCGGCTGCGACTTATAACAGCCTATTCTTTAATCAAACTCTGGCAACGGGAGCGACTACGGCGGCGATTGATGAAGTTGGTACTGTCCCGGCAGCAACGCCTTGGACGGTCAATGTAGCAAACAAGTTGACATGGACGCGAGATCTTGGGGTTAGGTATGCAGCTACTGGGCTACCGCTGACTCCTGTAGCATCCGGACCTACTGTGGGGCAGTACAGTGTGGCGGCTGGCGTTTATACCTTTTCCACGGCAGACGCAGGCGCAGGCGTATTGCTCTGCTATATGTACACGCTGACCACTGGCTATACCATTACGTTAGCTAACCAACTTATGGGAGCAGCACCTGCGTTTATGGCGATCTTTACCGGGACTTTCAGCGGACAGTTTACCACTATTGTACTTAACAGCGTGGCAACTAACAAGTTGACAGCCTGGGGAACCAAATTAGAAGACTTTACTATTCCAGAATTTGACTTTGTGGCTTCTGTCGATCAAACCAATACGCTTGGATTGCTGAGCTGCAGTTCATAACGCATAAATCAATAACAGGTCTGGGGTTATTTCGGACCTGTTAATTTTTTTGAGGGGGAATTAACTATGAAAATGAAGCAGTTACCTTTTGAGGGATCAGCTGTAAAAATAAAAGGACAAACGATCATTATCCCGGCTTTGTCATTTGGACAGATTGAAGAGTTAGCACCCAAGATGCAAAAACTTGAATCAGACGATAAAATGACGCCTGATAGCATAGGCGATGTCATCGATATTGTTTATGCTGCTGTATCACGAAACTACGAGGTTACGCGTGATGAAATTAAAAGTATTTTGACCCTTCGCAATTTCCGTGAAATATTAGCGGCAATCAAAGGTGAATCAGGACTCGCTACTGACGAAGAAAACACTAGTGCAAGTGCGGGGGAAATTCAGCCTGTAGTCTAGACTCAATACCTTGGGGTGAATGGTATTGGGATATTATCGCGGCTACAGGCTGGACATGGGACTACATACGCCACAATATGACAATTCCACGGTACAGGAATTTTCTCGCTGAGTGGAAGTATAATCCTCCGGTCAATTATCTGATTCGGGGGATTTCTTCTGCTTTAGGCTATCAAACTGTACAACGGCCATTTACGCAAGCTGACAGTGGCGCACAGGTGTTTTGGGATGAATCGTATTATCAGGACACGAAAAAGACTCCTCACTCAAATGAGGCATTCGATAATTTGAAAACGGACTTTGCGGCAGCGGGAGGAAATGTTAATGGCTGATGATGACAAAGTATCAGTCGGTATAGAAGCCGATGCGTCAAATTTAAAAGAGGGCATGGCTGAGGCCACTACAGCAAATAAGACGGCTACCGAATCTATGCGTTCCGACTGGGCTGCAACAGCCCCTGAAATACAGGCCATGGTTAAAGAAATGGGTGCAAGTATAAAAGAAACAATGGCTGGAATTAAGGAGTCAGTAATCGGATTCCAGGAGGCTATTGTAGGTATTGGGGCTGTCATGGCAGGTGGTGCGATTTTTGGAGAAGTGCTGAACAAAACCACCGAATTCGCCGAAGGTGTAGAACTGTTAAGTACAAAGCTGGGAATTTCGGCCGAAGATGCGAGTGTCTTAGATGTTGCATTACAGCATGTGGGAATTACCGCACAGCAATATGCACAGGGAGCGCAAGCTATTGCCCGGTCTTTGGCAAATAACTCTAAAGCATTTCAGGGGCTTGATATTAGCGTTAGAAATGGTGACGGTACTTTTAAAAATTCGCAAAGCATTATGCAAGAAGTCATTGCAAAACTTGGCGATATGAAAGCAGGCACTGACCGGAATGTCGCCGCTGTCGAAATCATGAAGCGATCACACATGGATATTAATGCGCTTTTGCGACTTACGAGCGATACCATGGACATGGCAGCTAAAAAAGCCGAATCCCTTGGATTGGTTATGAGTGAGCAGGGGCTAAATAAGGCAGTGCAGTACAAAATGTCACTAAATGACCTTTCTATAACTGGTGAGGCATTGGCAATGTCAATAGGCAATGTAGTTATTCCGGTTCTAGTTGATTTTTCTACTTTTATAGCAGAGATACCAGCGGCGATCAGAGAGGCTATTAGTGCGATCAGTGATTGGACTGACTCTCACCAAGCGTTAGTTGGAACGGTTGAAACTGTAATAGAAGCGATAGGAATTGCTACTGGAATTTGGGCTACCTATCGATTGGGTATTCTGGCAGCGGCAGCCGCCCACACTGTATGGGCAGCAATTACTATCGCGCTTGATGCTATCATAGTTACTACGACCGGGGTTGTAGAAGTCTGTATTGGAGCATTTGAAGCATTCACAAGTGGTGCTTGGTTAGCTTCTGCAGCAGAAACAGCCATGACCTTAGGATTGAATCTATTGATTGGCTCAGTTGTTATCGTGGGTGTGGCAGTTGCCGCATTATACGCAGCATGGACTACAAATTTTAACGGCATTAAAACTGCTACTGATAATACAGTAAATGCTATTGCTCAAGTCTTTTCTAGACTTGCGGAACACATAAAATCTATTTGTAATAGTATTGCTAATGCGATTCATGCTGCTTTGGTAGGAGATTGGGAGGGAGTCAAAGCTGCTTGGGGCTCTATGGTAGGCGATTGGTCTGGTGCTATGAAAGATATTGGTGATATTGCTAGTAATACATGGGACTTAGTGTCAACGATCACTTCTAAAGCAATCGGCGGTATAAAAGACAAAATAAAAGGCGTTATGAGTGGTATAGGTGGCGCTGCCGGCGGAGGTCCCTCAACACCTGAAGGCGATCAAAACGCACCTACAATGCCAGGACCGAAAGGCCCTAAAGGAAAAAAACCACCAAAAGATCATTCCGCAGAAGATGCGAAAAAAGCCGCTGAAGCTGTTTTGCAGGCTAAAAAGGATGAGATCGAACAAGAAGAGGCTCTTGACAAGTTATATGTTGCCGAACATAAAATAACGGCACTACAAGCTGCGCAAGATGATGTGAAATTTCTGCAACAGGTAGCGGACACTGCTAAAGCCCAATTTGGTGAGCAAAGCAAAGAATATGCTGAGGCAAAAACAAAGGAATTAGAGGCTGCAGCAAAAGTTGCTGAAGAAGAACAAAAAGCCGCTGACAAAATATACGCGACTAAGCAAAAATATCTGGAACTATCTTTGCAATTGTCTGATTTGGATGTTGCCAGTCAAGAAGAAGACATAAAACATAAGGCTGCTATGGGGCAAATATCGGCAGCTAGTGAGTTGGCAGCACTCAACAATCTTGAAAATCAGAAACGGCAGGCTCGGCTTAACGAGTACAATGAGGAAATTACGCTATTACAGCAATTGCAGAAAGATTATCCGGCAGCTTTCCAAGAAATTGCCGATAAAATCATTGCCATACAGAATCAGATCTTGGTTGCCAAAAAACAAAATACGCTGGATCTCAAAACCCAGGACGATAAGCAAGAACAAAATCTCAAAAAGCCCTGGATTGATTTAGCGACTCAGGTGCAAAGTACCTTTTCGGAAATAATTGCAAGTGTAGTCGAACGAACGTCTACCATCAAGCAAGCGTTTCAAAAGATGGCAAATGATATCTTGAATGGCGTTGTAAAAATATTTGCCCAGAATTTTACTCAGCAATTCACCAATCTATTTCAAAAAACAACCACATCAGCAAACCAAATGGGGTCTGGTGCAAGTCAAGCACTTACTCAGGTTGGTCAATCATCGCAAACGGCTGCAGTGAGTATCTGGAATGCACTATGGCCCTTGCTTCTTATGGCAGGTTTGATGGACATCATGAAAGGTGGTAGTTCAAGCAGCAATAATCAAGGACGTAATACAGGCTCATTTTATGGAAATTCGTCCATTGGAAACCTTCCAAGTTATGATGTTGGCAGCTGGTCAGTTCCTGGTGACATGGTAGCGCGGGTACACCAAAACGAGTTAATTGTTCCGGCCAAAGGTGGCATGGCGGATACGGTACGCGGAATTTTATCCGGGCAAACTTCGGGACCAGGAGGCGCTGCAGGCGGTGGGGGAAACTTTACTCATGCACCAACCTATAACGTTCAGGCTATTGATGGAAAAAGCATGGGACGTATTATGCGCGACAACAGCCGTGATGTTACCCAGGGCCTTTACAGGGCTTCACGGAACCAAACCAGAAATAACGTGAGTCGATGGGGTCTCTGATGGAGGTAGCTTATGAGTAATGCAGTCTTTCCTGCCCTTTTAGGGCAGTCGTGGCCTGTAAATAAAACACCAGCCTTTAACACCCTCGAACATAAAACCGTCACAGGTATGCGGAAGGCATTAAGTCTGCAGTCATACCCGATATGGACGTTCGAGCTATCTTATTCGTATTTGTCCGATACCGGGATCCCTACCGATGATATTCATATTTTACAGGGATTTTTCCTTGCAAGGTATGGCAAATGGGATGACTTCCTTTTCAACGATGTGACGGACAATACCGTGGCCAATGAAGCTTTTGGTATAGGTGACGGCATAACGACACAGTATCAACTTGTCAGAAGCTATGGTGGATTCGTGGAACCTATGCTTGGGGTGCAAGGAGCTCCGACTATTTACATAAACGGCGTAGCGCAAAGCTCATCAAAGTACAGCATCAGCACTACTGGCATGGTTACGTTCACCACGGCACCGGCGGCAACCGCGATAATATCGTGGACAGGCGAATTCTATTATCGGGTGCATTTTACCGATGATGCAAATCAATCTTCGAATGTAGTAAAGGGCTGGTGGGAAAATAAGAAACTAACTTTTGAATCAGTCCTTAATGCTATGAGTACGGATTAGGGGGCGATGATATGAAAACCTGCAGTGCGGCCCTCTTATCCTTGCTGAATTCAGCCGTCAGCCTATGCATGCTTGACCTGGTGACCTTTACTGAAACTAACGGAACAGTTTTGAGATATAATTCAGGCTGCTACACGATTAACGTGGGCGGCTTTAATTATGTTCCGGCAGCTTTGGAGGTAGGCAACTTTAAACAAGCGCTGGGTACGAATGTGGACGATCTGGCAGTAAATTGGTATTACACGACTTCGGATACAATAAGTGGCGTCCAAATTCCGGCATCTCTTCGATCAGGCGCTTTTAACTACGCTATCGTGCAGCATAGCAACTTATTCATGACATCGTGGTCCTTAACAGCCAATGCCAACTATGTTTTACCGTTGTTTACAGGTCTGCTGCAAATGGACACGATCGGTCGGTCGAAAGCTGAGCTCCGGATCAAGGCAATGACGGATCTACTGAACAATCAAGTACCGTCATTGATCTATCAGCCTGGATGCATGAACAATTTGTATGATCTGAACACCTGTGGCGTCAATCGGGCAGCCTTTACGGCAGGCGGAAATCTAGCGGCCGGAAGCAATCAATCCACTCTGCAAGTAAGCGGCTTAACTCAACCAGCAGGCTATTACAGTAGGGGCAGCATGGTATTCACCAGCGGCCTAAACATTGGCGTCATTTCAACGATCCAGACGCACAGCAATGGACAGTTAACCTTGATGTGGCCATTGCCATTTCAGCCTACTACTGGCGATACTTTTACGGTTGTTCCGAGTTGCAATCGTACGACTACGACCTGCCAATATGTATTTAATAATTTACCTAAATATCGTGGCACACCATTCATCCCAACACCGTCGATAACCATGGGAGCGTGATAATATGAGCGAAGCAGCAGAAAGGCAATCTGTCGTGGAAGAGACTCGATCCTGGCTTGGCACTCCTTATAGGCACATGGGGCGAGTAAAAAAAGCTGGCACTGATTGCGGTATGCTTATTCTTGAAGTATTCGAAAAGGTAGGGCTTGTTGATCATCAAGAGATACCCTTTTATCCGTTTGATATTGCCTGCCACTCCGCACGAACGGATTACCTGGATTGGATAAAGAAATATTCGAAGCAAGTTGACCGTGATCCAATGCCAGGGGATGTAATTTTATATAAATTCCCAGGGGCAAAAGTGCCTCATCACGCGGCGATTGTCATAGATGAGGAATATATTATTCATTCGTACATCAAGCAAGGAGTCATTTTAAGCAATCGCCGATCCTACCAAAAATTCGAGGTAGGAATTTTTAGTTTTTGGGAGTGATGTAATTTGAGCGGTATATTAGGGGGCGGAAGTTCAGCTCCTGTTGCACAACTGTATACATCTCTCCAGGTGCAAACATCGGATTTTGGTATTGCTGTGCCTCTGCTTTATGGGACTAACCGTCAACCAGGAAATATCATAGATTATCAGGATTTTACCGCGACGGCACAACAATCTAGTACTGGTGGCAAAGGTGGTTTGCTTAAAGGCGGATCAGTAACCTCCTATGACTACCATGTTGCTGTTTCTATTGGGCTTGGACAAGGGCCGGTATATGGAATTGGCAGAGTGTGGGGAGGAACGAACACCACTCAGTTATCCCAATATCTTCCGACCTGGTCACCGGATCAAGAAACGGCGAATATGATTCAGTCCCTGTACTGGTACAATGACAGCGCCGGGCTAAATGGCCTCACTTGGCTCCAACAAAATCCAGCATATTTTTCCGCGTCTTCCAGTGCATTGCAATCGGCTCTTTCGGCTGCTGGCTATTCGGCAGTATCCCTCGAAACCGACCTCACTGCTTTCTTTGGCACGCTGACACAAGCGCCATGGGGATACATGGTATCCAATCACCCGACACATGCTCTCAACTATCCGCTAATTGCCTATGTCTCCGGCTATATCGATCTTGGTGATTCTCCATCTGTAACAAGCTATAGCTTTGAGATATTTGGCAATTACATTTTTGGCAGTGGCATTTTGGACGCTAATCCGACACTGGTATTGACCGATATTTTGACCAATCCTGTGGGAGGATGCAGATTTCCGTCTGCCTATCTTGGTAATCTAAGTTATTTCAGCAATTACTGTGTAGCTAATGGAATTTTTATAAGTCCGACTATTGTCAATCAAACTCAGGCGAGTGAAGTAGTCAACAACATCATGCAGTGTACGAATTCGCAGCCGGTAGTTAGTCAAGGCCTATTAACATTCGTTCCATATGGCACCCAGACGGCAACTGGCAACGGCGTAACGTTCACTCCGAATATCACGCCGATCTATGACCTGAACGACAATGACTTTCTGTTCAATGATAAAACAGATCCAGTGCAAGTGGTCCATGATGTGGAAATCACGGATCTTTTCAATTTTTTACAGGTCACTTTCAGCAACCGTAATGACGAATATGCGAATGATGTGGCAACTGAGATAGATCAAGGTAGTATTGACAATTTAGGCCAGCTTATTGCACCATCTGTGGACTTGAGCAGCTATATCTGTGATGCTGGTGTGGCAGCTATAGCAGCTCAGAACATTCTTCAGCGTATGGTTTATCATGCTAATCAGGCAACTTTTAAGCTGCCTTATTTCCCTTTCATCCTCTTGGATCCTATGGATATTGTCGCCATCACTGATCCAGCCTTAGGATATAGCAACACGTTGGTTAGGATAATCAGCATTGAGGGCGACGATAAAAAAGAACTGACATTCACTGTTGAGGAAGTCGGTCTTAATGCTTCTGACGCTGTCGTCTATCCTAGACAATCTGCTACTCGGTCGACTACTAATTATCAAGTTAGTCCTGGTAATGTCAATCAGCCTGTCATATTTGAGCCTCCGGATGCTCTTGCTGGCGGCTTGGTGGCGTGGATCGGTGCGAGCGGTGGCTCTAATTGGGGCGGCTGCTATGTATATCTTAGCAACGATGGCAATTCCTATATGCAAATAGGAGAAATTAATTCACCAGCGCGACAGGGGGTGCTTTCGGCCGCACTACCTGTAGGTAGTGACCCGGATACTACTGACACACTCTCGGTCAATATGGCAATGAGCGCAGCACAGCTTAATAGTGGCACACAAGCTGACGCTGACAGCGATATCACGCTTTGCTACTGCGATGGCGAATTAATCAGTTACGAGATGGCAGCTCTGACCGGAACCGATGAATACAATTTAACTTATTTACGGCGCGGCTGTTATGGTACTCCGATAGCAGCACATAATCCTAATACTCAATTTATGAGGGTTGACGAATCCAGACTGTTTGCGTATGACTTTGCCCCAACCAATATAGGACAGACCATCTATCTAAAATTCATGTCCTTCAATATCTATAACGGTGGCTATCAGGATTTATCTACGTTGCCAGCTTATCAATATACACTACAGGGAACGGCACTATATTCGTCATTGCCAAACGTAACTAATCTGAAATTAAACTACTCAAACGGTTACGCAGTCTTAAGTTGGAGTGCAATATCTGACTTTAGGACACCGATTCAATATGAAATTCGTCAAGGAACCACTTGGAGTACTGCTCAAATGGTTGGAAGAGTAACAGCTACCAGTTTCACGCTTCCTGGTTATGGTAATTATTTTGTGGCTGCAGTTTATCCAGCAGTGTATAACAGTAAACCATATTATGTATATTCAGCAACACCAGAAAATATTGAAGGTGGAGCAAGAGTACCACTAAATACTATAGCTACCTATGACGAGCTGGCTACAGGTTGGAGTGGAACCCTTTCTGGTGTTGGAATTAAAAACAATGCAATACAGCTAATAGGCCAATATGACTGGGATTCTGTTGCTGATAATGATAATAGTCTTTGGGACGTCGATATGTACGATTATGCGGTATCGACGGGCACTTACACCATTCCGTCTAGCCATATTGTTGTGCTAAGCGCCGCACAGTTATGCAATGTTAGTTACGCCATGCAGGTAGAAGGCATACCGATTGTAAGCGACTTTGACAGCACTCAGGATACTGATTCAGTAGCGGATTGGGATGGAAATAACAGTCAATACATTACCGCAACACCACAAATAAATGTCTATAACGGAACGGCGTGGAGCGGGTGGCAAACTTTAAGCACCGGACAATATTATGGTCAACAATTTAATTTTCAAGTGGTTTTAGCAACGTCAAACGCACAATTTACCCCTGCGTTAGCTGATTTTAGCTATTCCATTGATGTTGTGGATAATGTTGAATCCGCAAATGTGTCCATTCCGGCGGCTGGCTGTAGCGTATTGTATCCAACGATATTCAACATGGTGCCTACACCTGTCATAACAATTTTCAATGCTCAGGCTGGCGATACAGTGATTTTAAGTAATCAAACTTCAAGTGGTTTTACAGTTCAAATACAAAATAGCGGTGTTGGCGTAGCAAGAAATATCAACTATGCCGCAAGTGGATATTAAGGGGGTAGAATATGTCTCAAGCATCATTAACTGTGGCTGATAGCACAGGGTATAACGTTAGAACAAATTTCAATGCAGCACTAGCTGCATTAGGCAGCTGCTTTTACGGGGCCACAGACCCAGCTACTGCCGGACAGGCGATAGCTGAAATGTGGTGGGCTAATTCTAGCAGTAATATCATCTATCAACGTAATGCAGCCAATACGGCATGGGTAGCAAAAGGCATATTAGGCACTGACGGAACAATTCAATGGTCAAATTTGGCTGCTGGGGCAGCTTTAGCCAACTTAGGCTATACGCCAGCGAATAGGGCAGGCGATACGTTTACTGGTACTGTAGCAATGTCATCAGGCGCAATCAACGAAGCTGCCGTAACCATGACATCAGCCGCAACAATGGCAATCGGAGCAGCAACTGGTAATCTTATCAATGTGTCAGGAACAACTACAATAACAGCGTTTGACACCGTACAGGCTGGTACTAGAAGAAAGCTAAGGTTTACAAACGGATTAATTGTAGCCTATAACTCTTCAAACTTACTCCTTCCTGGATCCGCGGATATAACCACATCGCCAGGCGATGTGATGGAATTCATATCATGGGGCAGTGGAGTTTGGGTATGCACCGACTATCAGCCAATGGTGGGGTATGCTCAGGGCGGAGTTAATTCTAACATTACATCGCTAACGGGATTGACTACACCCCTGTCAGTAGCTCAAGGTGGCACCGGAGCAATCACATCAATATTAGCGCGACTTGCTTTAGGCATTCCGGTGACTGCAAATGGCTTTAAAAACTTCGTCCAAACAGTCACCACAAACACGGCGGCTACAATCACAGCAGATTACTGCCCATATACCGGAGCTACCATAAGTCTCACCTTGTCCACAGCCACCACCGGAGCCAATGCGCTCGATACTGGAACAATAGCGGCATCCACGTGGTATTACACTTATACAATATATGGGACGGCTGGAGTAGCTGCGATAATGTCACTAAGTTCTAGCGCGCCTACGTTGCCAACAGGATATACCTATTATTGCAGGGTCGGATCTTTGAGAACCAATGCTAGTAGCTATCTATATCGGATGATTCAGTATGGTCGTAAAGCTGCTTGGCTAGTAGACGGTACACTTTTAACTGGATATCCTTCTCTAGCTACCGGTAGTTATAGTAGTTTTACAGCAATTAGCACAGCAACATGGACTCCTGCTACAGCTTCTTTTATAAAACTTTCTTATGATTTACCTAGCACGGGCAATTATATATATTTAGACCCAACAGCAAGCACAGGGGGCGGCTCTACAACTAATCCCTCTATGTTGGCTGCTTATAACGGATCTGGATTTGCTAATGTACCATGCGAGATACCAATAATAGCGAGTAAGTTTTATATGGAGTCGGGTGGAGCGTACTTATTTGCATTAGGTTGGGAAGATAATTTGTAAAGGGGGGATATAAATGTATGCTTATAGCAACAATGGACTATCATTTCGTGCTTGGGATGACTTAAATACGATAGCATCCGGTGAGGTTTATTTTGACCACGCACCTACAGTAGCCGAGTTAACGGCGGCATTCTCTGGTTATACGGCAGCAGTTAATGCAGCTAATATTACTGCCCTCGACGCCACATATCAGCCACAGTTTACTGCTTTAGCACAAGCCTATTCCACTGCTCTTATGGCAGGGGATACTACGACAGCCACATCAGTTCAAACGGACTATACCACCTTAAAAACGGCTTATGCGGCAGCATTGGAGGCGATTGGATGACCACTTACTGCTTTATATGTGGCAGTAAAAACAATACTACGACTGGCAAATGCACAAATAGTGCTTGCCCGAGGTACGTGGCACCAACGACCACGACCAGCACAACAACAGCAAGCAGTTAAGCGCATAGGGCGCCTTTTTTTATGCTCAATAGGTAGCAAAAATAGGAGGGGACAGGATGAAGAAAAAGCAGACTTGGATAGTGTTCAGGTGGATTAGTGAAGGCTTTCAAACAGTAAAAAAACGGATCACAGAGAATAAAGCGTACAAAAAAATCAATAAGTTTAATGATGCGGTGGCTTTAGTAGGGACAAAGGTTTTTGGAACTATGTGGATGTGCTACTTGTTTTTTGTTTATGGGTTATTGCCCACTCTTGTAAGCAAGTGGATGGATACGTTGTTATATTGGAGCAACACTGTTCAGCTATGGTCGTTGCCGCTACTGATGGTAGGACAAAACCTCATGAATCGTTCTTCTGAAAAGCGTATGCAAAAAATGTATGAAATGCTGAAACAGGATCTTAATCTAGCTAGAGAAGATAACGCAATGCTTAAAGCTAAACTTTCTGTACTAGAAAACAAACTTGATTTATTGATTAGTATGGGGGTGCCAAATGGGTGACGCAAGCAATGTCGTAACTGCTGTCGGTGCATATCAAAAGCTTGGTGCATTGGACTTTCTTATTTTGTTATTAGCAATAGCATTTTGCGTATTCGTTTGGCGAATCATCGCGGCACAGGATAAAATTGCCTTGACGCTAGATAGCTTGTTTGCAAAAAGTGATGTAATGTGCAACTCTTTAGCGGCTCACGACCGGCAGGCACAAGATATGTCGGACAATCTGGAGTCTGGTGTTCAGTGCCTAACCCACATAAAAACAGGAATTGCACGGATTGAAGGGCGGTTGAAAATATGATTGCCGAGCATATAGAAAAACTTCACATAGAAGTTGAAAGCATAGTTCCTGACCATGATCCCCGAAAAGGCGAATCAATTATTTTTGACCACGCTGTAGCTCAACTTAAAAAAGATAATAATTGGCGGTGCTATATTTGTGGTGCAACTGAACATCTTGAATCTCACCATTACAAATGTGAGAAGAGCCGGGAAAACATCGTCGATTATGACAAACTCAAAGCTGAATTGATGGCTAACGACATTTTAGGCTATTCCAAAGCTATGAAAGATGTACTTCTGACCACAACTGACGATATTCGCAACCAAATGCCCTTGTGCATGCCTCACCATCGAGGCAAAGGCACAGGGGCACACTTTTTGACACATGAAGCATGGATTAGCCAAAAGATATGTCTAGTTGACACGCTTATTTCAGGAAACGAAACAGAAGAGGAAGTCATGAAGTTGGTTAAAGAACATGAAAGGAAGGCGGAATAATGGATATTGTACAAAAGAACTGGCCTTGGACGAGTACTCCAGAACAGCGAACCTCAACACTTTATTTTGTTTTGCATCATACGACTGGTGCACAAATGCAGGATACCCAGGAAATTTGGGATGAAGGAATTGCCGCCGGGGATATTGGTATTGCGTATCATTACGTGATTAAAGGTGACAGCACAGTCGTAAGAGGTAGGCCTCGTGACAGCGTAGGGGCGCATGCCCACGGAGTCAATTACGAAAGCATCGGCATTGCCCTTGAAGGTAATTTTCAGCCAGGGCAGTCAAATTATACTACGCCGACCGATGCTCAGCTTGCGTCGCTGAAAGAACTCTTGACTGAGTTGTATAGTATCTATGGATCCGCTGTGCAGACGATAGGCCATCGCCAAGTTGCGAGCATCAGTGGCGATCCAAACGATGCTACAGCTTGTCCGGGTGACACGTTTTATGCAATGTTGCCTGAAATTATAAAGGGGGTATAAGCATGAAAACAGTAACTCTTATTCGAGTCGATCAGACGGGTATCTATGCCCTGCCTGATGATCTCACTTTCAACCAGGTTCACGATATCCATGTAAATTCTGTACCGTTAGTGCTTGACCAGTATAAAATTTTAACTGATAACAAACAAATTGATATTTTTGTATCAAATATCAATGATCCAAGCGAGATCGTAACCGTCGAGGTCGAATAATGGCCAATACAACAGTTAGCCTTGAATTTGATAACGGCGATCCGAAGGCAACTCTTGACTATCATATCGATAGTGATACTGATATCGCCGTGTCAGAAGATATCGAAGGCAATAAATCGATTGAGCTAACAAAAAAGTTTTAGGAGGGATAACGTGAATTACACGCTATTAATAGCAAAGATTATCCCGGTAATTGAACAGATCAAAGGCTCCCCTGCTGCAGCTGCCGAAATTCAGGTCATTATTACTGCTGTGCAAGAGAGCATTGAAAGATCAGGTATTCTAAGCCGCCTATGGCAGCTTATTATAAACACCCTAAGGGGAGTAACAGAGAAAGCAGCCGACAATGATAAAGTCAGGGCCATTGTCGCAAGTACTACGCCTGACAACAAAATAAGAGGAGATGTTACTATGTCAGCATGGACAAATTTTAGAAACAGCTTGGAGTCAGCATTTGAACAAATTGGCCAAACAGCAGGTGCGCAGGCTCAGACAACCGTCGAGGATGCATTAGCGCAAGTGCTTATTGCACAGCTTACTGCTGCAGCTACGACCACAGCAACCCCCGTTACTACCGAAGCAAAATAAATCAGGCAACAAATAAAAGAGAGGTCCATTCTTCGGCAGACGCTGGAGGATGGGCCTTTTTTTTATTTATAATAATGGTGTGCAAACGGTGTGCAACTATGTACGGTTGCACACCATTACTATGGTTTATTTTAGGCTTTATAGAACCAGCAAATACAGCAAAATCGGCGCTTGTAGCGTTCGACTGGATACGTCTCTCTATTTCGTAATGAGGGGGTCTGCGGTTCGAATCCGCACATCGGCTCCAGTAAAATCAAGGGTTTGCAGGATTTTCTGCAAGCCCTTGATTTTATTTTGTGTCCGTTTTTGTGTCCATGGAGAGGTAAAAATAAAAGAAAACAGCCTATAACATGTTATCTTATTGCATCACATACGATCATGTTATTTATTTTTTGAATTTTTTTTCTAAAGCTCGTAATGAATCGCGCTGCTCCAATGGAATGAGATGGAAATAGCGTTTGTATGTAACTGACACATCACTATGCCCGAGCCGCTTAGATACATAACTGATATCTTCGCCAGTAGATAATAATTGACTAGCATGGGTATGACGCAAACAATGGAAGGTTAATTTCGGCAATCCATTTGATTCACAAAACGCGGGGAACCATGATGATGGCCGTTCCTGGGTACATTGGTTTACCATCTTCCCGGCAAAACACTAGGTTATTATCTTCGTAATAAGTTCCGAGCTTTTCTTGTAATATTTGATGTACTAAGCCTTGTATTCTTAGTGCATCTAAGACTTCCGTTGTGACTTCTATTTTTCGCCGTGTATTGTTCTTTGTTAGCTTAAATTCATAACCTTTTTCTTTCGTATAGGAAAGAGCCCGTTTGACGAATATGGTTTTCGAGTTATAGTCTATTGCATCCCAGGAGAGCGCTAGTAGCTCACCGCGTCGCATCCCAGTGCGTAAGGCAACAGTCAGCAGTTCGGAGTAAGACGTGCTGTCTGCATTCGTTTCAAGCGTAATAATTTCGGTACCAGTGAAAACCTTTACTAAGTCTTCATCAGGATCATAGTCGGCTGGCTTTGGCGGCTCAGGTAAGATCATCCGATCAGCTACGTTGCGCGGAAGGATTTCATCGACATAAACTGCGTCATTTAAAATACGGTGGATGATACGATGATTATATAGGATAGTTTCTTTGCCAATTGGTTTAGGTGGAGTATTGTTATCAGTTTTAGTCTTTTCATCCGTTTTAGAGTTCTTATCTTTAGGATTAGAGCCTTCTGTAATGATACGATTATAAAAATTATTTAAATCCGTTCGAGTGAGGCTTGCAAGCTTAATCAATCCAAGCCAGGGAATAATTCGCACGTCAATATGCAT